TCAAAAACCGACCGCACTTTTAGCTTAAATGGGCGCGACAAGGCGGCGATTTTAGTGGATTGCTCCGCGCCGATTACCAACGTTAAAGGCTTGACGCTGTTAGATGCGATTAAAAAAATTGTGGAGCCGTTAGGCATTAAAAAAGTGGAGCTTCGGGCAGAATCTAACCCGACGTTAGATAAAGTTGACATCGATATTGGCGAAACCGCGTGGAATGCACTTATCCATTGTGCTAATTCGGCGGGGTTGCACGCATGGTTTGATCCTGCCGGCATGTTGATTGTCGGCGGTGCGGATTACTCTACGCCGCCAGTAGCAACGTTGTGTTGTGTGAAAAACGGCAAGCGAAATAATTTCACACAAGCAAGCCTAACCACTGACGTATCACAAAGTTTTTCAGAGATCACTTTTCTGGCGCAACGGCACGGGCGCAGCGGTGACGACAATAAAAATGATCTGAAATGGGTATTTAAAGATGATGCCGTTGAGACCTACAAGCCTAAAACCGTGATTGTGCCGGATGTGGAAAACTTAGAAGCCCTGAAAAAATGGGCGAAAAAGTACATTGCGGACAGTATTTTAAACAGTTTTACTCTGACGATTACCGTGCCTGACCATAAAACGCAGGACGGTGTGTTATGGACGCCTGGGCAACGGGTGCACGTCATATGCGAGGAATACGACATTGACGCGATTTTCTTTTTGATGGGGCGCCGTTTTGCCTTAAGCCGACAAGGCGGCACAACCACGGAACTACGCTTAAAACAAGACGGTGTGTGGACGCCTGACGCTTATACAAATAAATCAAAAGAGGCGCGTAAGCGAAAAGGTAAAAAAGGCAAGAAAAATAAAGGCGATTTGATTGTATTGGATGGGGATTAGCATGAGACGATTGGGACAAGTAATAAAACAACACACGGAAAGCGCCTTGGGCGCGGTACGCCAAGCCTTTCGCGGAAAGTTGAATTTAGTCAAAAGTGCGGACAATATCCAAAAAGTGCAGGTGTCCGGATTGGCAGATGAAACCTTACAAGACGTGGAATTGATGCAACAATTCGGCTTAACGTCTGTGCCGCCTGCGGGAACGCAAGTGGTGGTATTGCCCATGGGGGGCGAAACGACACATTCTATCGTTATCGCTACCGAAAATGGATCTTTTCGGGTTAAAAACTTGAAATCGGGCGAAACGGCAGTTTACGATGAAAGCGGAAGCACGATTATTTTAAAACAGGGTCGCTTAATTGAAATTGATTGTGATATATTAAAAATCACAGCCTCTACTAAAGTCGAAATTAGTAGCCCGCTTGTTGAGACAGACCGCGTATTGACCGCACAAGGTCAAATCAACGGCAACGGTGGCATGGCAATTCAGGGCGGTTCTGGAGCGTCATTTACCGGTAACGTAACGCAAACAAAAGGTAGCTTTACTACTGATGGCGACGTGACTGCTAATGGTAAATCCCTTATTAATCACACTCACCGCGGTGATAGTGGTGGCGTAACCGGAAAACCTCAATAATCAAATAAAAGGCGGTGTAGAACTCTCTCCCCGCCTTTTTCTTTCCCCTTTATTTTACTCTGTCAGCATGGACAGAGAAATCAGCCCGCTTACCGGGGACTATACAAATTCGCATATCAGTACACTGCAAAATGCCGTGTATATCAGATTAACTACGCCATTAGGCTCGTGGTGGGCAAATGGGCGTGTAGGTTCTCTGCTCCATACTATTCAACGGGAAAAAGACTTAAGCCGTGTTGGCATGTTGGCGCAACAATATGCCGAAGAGGCGTTACAGCCGTTAATTGATGACGGTCGCGCAAGTGAAATCATTGTAACGCATGAACAACCGCACAACGGCAAAGTGCTTCTTTCAATATCTGTGACCGACAGCCGGGGCGAACAATACACGTTTAAACACCCCGTAAACGTCATTTAAAAGGTGTTTAAATCGTGTTTATTGTGCCAAACCTTGAAGAAATCCGCGCCAGTCTGTTGCGCGATTATCAAACGTATTATCCCAATGCCGACACGTCCGAAGACAGTGACGCTTATGCCCGTGCTAGTAGTTTAGCGGCATGCGCAGAAGGGATTTATGCACACCAAAAATGGATGATTAAACAGTTTTTTCCAGACACGGCTGACACTGAATTTTTAGAAAAACACGCAGAGTTACGCGGTTTGCGCCGACGAAACGCCACTTATTCAGCAGGTAAAGGCGCTACTGTTAGTGGTAATCCTGATGCAGTGATTGCCGTTGGTTTACAAATCAAAACCGAAGATGGACGTTTTTATGAGACAACCGAAAGTGCGGTAATTCCCGCTAGTGGTTCGGTGATTGTTGCGGTGCGGTCGCTTGCCACCGGTGCAGTACAAAATATCAAAACCGCTACAAAAGGATCGTTTATGGCGGCGCCAGTTGGCGTGAGCACGGATGTTGTATTAAATGATGTGGTTGGGGCGACCAATGCCGAAAGCGATAGCTCATTGTTGGAGCGTTTGCTTAATAAAATCCGCCGACCCGCAGCAGGTGGCAATAAATACGATTACAAAGATTGGGCGTTAGAGGTGGATGGCGTTGAACAAGCGTATGTTTACCCGCTACGCCGAGGGCTCGGTACAGTTGATATTGCGATTACGGCCGATAATGGTGTGCCAAGTGATGACACGGTACGTCGCGCGCAAGAATACATCGACCAAGAGCGCCCAGTAACCGCAAAAGAAAGCAAAGTCGTTAAACCCGATGTGACAAAAGTCAACTTTAACATCCAGGTTAAAATCAGCGGTGTCGCATTAAATGACATTAAGACCGCCATTAACAATGCATTACGGGATTATTTTAATGGTTTAATCCCTGGGGATGACTTGATTGTGTCCCAATGCGAAGCAGTGATTAATAACTTAATTGGCGTGGTTGACCGCCGTTTTATTGCACCAACAGCTAACCAAAAAGCAGACATTATCAATAAAATCGAATGGTTTAGATTGGGCGAAATCACCGTGACGGAGATGGCTTAATGCAGCACGCTAATGTATTGAAACAGCTTTATCCGCCCGTGAGTTACAACATCAATGGTGAACACTTTATCGCACAATGCGAAGTGGACGGCAGTGCATTTGACCGCTTACAACAAAGCGCAGAAGAGGTATTGGCAGCAATTGAGCCCGCTACCTCAAACCAAATGTTATCCGATTGGGAGCGTATTTGCGGGATTAAAACGGATTTAAGTAAATCTTATCAAGAGCGCGTTAAACGTGTCATCGTACAACTTAATGCCGTTGGCGGCTTGTCTATCCCATACTTTACCCGCATCGCCGAAAGTATCGGTTATCAGATCCAAATCAAAGAGTTTTCGCCCTTGCAAAACGACCTGCCTAATCCAGGTGACTTGGTGCAATTTAGAAATGAGCCACGCGAGAGCTTGATTTATATGTGGCGGGTGACAGTGTTAAACGGTGACGACAATATTGTGTATTTCCGCGCGGGTAGTTCGTTTGCCGGTGATCACCTGGTCGAATTTGGTGATCCAATAATTGAAGAGTTCTTTAGAGACTTAAAACCCGCGCACACATACTGTTACTTTGCATATCAATAGAGACCAAAAAAATGAAAACGTTACTACCCGAAATTAATTCCGCTGACAAGCGCTTTCATGCTGGCAACCCCGCAACAGGTGAGCAAGGCACACGCGTGACAGACACGTGGCTAAACGATGTGCAAGACCGCGTGCGAGACATGCAAGCTGAGGCGCATTATGTGTTAGAAAAAGCCGGATTTACTCCGAAACAAGAACAACAAACGCAACTATATCAAGCGATTGTGAAAATCATTGATGATAACCGTAAAAAAGCCTCTACCACGCAAAAAGGCGAGGTACAACTTTATTCCGGCTATGATTCAGATTCGGAAGAATTGGCTGCTACACCTAAGGTCATTAAAACCCTAAAAGGCTTTATTGATTCAATCACGCGAAGTTTGACAAATTACATCCCGAATAGCAAAAAATCCAGTGAAGTTAACAGCACAAGTGCTGATACTGTAGCTACATCGGCTGCCGTCAAAACGGCTTACGATAAAGGCGTTGCCGCAAACAACAACGCTGAGGGTCGCATATCTAAATCTGGTGATAGATTAACTGGCATTTTATATTCCGTGGG